GAGGTTGCTCGGACGGCGTCGGTGCTTACGCAGGCGCGCGCCGAGCACATCGGCAGCGAAGGCTACATCTGGCGAACCTCGAACGACTCCGACGTGCGGCACTCGCACAAGGAGATGAACGGCCGCTACGTGCGATGGGATACGCCTCCGAGGCTTTCGGACGGCACCGTCACGCACGCGGGCCAGATCTACAACTGCCGGTGCTATCCCGAACCGGTCATCCCTGACTGACATGCGCTTTTACACCATTCAGAAGCTCGGCCCGAAGCGATCGCTGACGCCCGAGGGCTTCCTGCTGTGTCAGGAGGTTCCTGTCGCGCGCACTGGCGAGATGCTCTACGGCGCCGGGGAGGTGCCCGTCGAGCCAGGCGCCGACGGACTGATCCGCATCAGCCGCACGCCCGAGGAAGTGTTTCGCGACGAGACGCTCGCGAGCTGCGAGGGAAAGCCGGTCACGCTGGATCACCCGCAGGACTTCGTCGGCCCGGCGAACTTCGGCGCGCTCTCGCGCGGAACGATGTTCAACGTGCGCCGCGGCTCCGGCATCGAGGATGACCTGATCATCGCCGATCTGCTGGTGACCGAGCAGGCCGCCATTAAGGCCGTGCAGGACGACGGCATCGAAGAAGTTTCCCTCGGCTACGAAGCCGATTACGAACAGGTATCACCCGGCCGCGGGGTTCAGCGGAACATCGTTGTCAACCACGTAGCCCTCGTTGAGCGCGGCCGCTGCGGCCCGCGTTGCGCGATCGGAGATAAGGAACCTGAGATGAAGAAGAAGCCCAGCTTTCTCGACAAGCTTCGCGCTCTGATGAAAGACGCCGAAGCGGAGATGGAAACTGAAAAGAAGACCGACGACGAAGAGTCGGAGGAAGAAGAGAGGAAGGAAAAGACCGGCGACTCGGCTCTCATCAAGACGCTGATGAAGCGCATGGAAGCGCAGGACGCGCTCCTCGCCGCGCTCGTCAAGGCGACCGCGAAGGATGCCGACGGCGATGATGAAGAAGAGGAAGAGAAGGCCGAGACCGGCGATGACATCCTCGAGGCAGAGCAGGCCGGCAAGCTGAATCAGGCTGAAGTCGATCTGTACACCGGCGATTCGGCGAAGACCATCCTGTCGCGCGCCGAGATCCTATCGCCGGGCATCAAGCTGCCGACGCTCGACGCGAAGGCCAGCACCACGGACCAAGCCGCAGCGCTGTGCAAGTGCCAACGCAAGGCGCTCGATCTGGCGTACCAGAGCGACGCAGGCCGCGCTGCAATCGCCCCGTTCATCGGTGGCAAGACGGCGGACTTCGAAGCGATGCCCGTCACCCTGGTGAATGCCGCGTTCATGGGCGCCAGCGAGTTGATGAAGGCGCAGAACAACGTCCGCGCGCACGCATCGGCCGCGCCGACGAAGGACTTCGGCAAGCGCTCGACCGTCGCTGACATCAACCAACGCAACCGCGAATACTGGGCCGATCGGTCCGCCAAGTAAGGAGAAGCCTCATGGGCAACGCAATTCTGTTTCGCATGCCTTCGGGCATTCCGGGTGACATCAGCCGCCAATCGCAGGCGACCGTCGAACCCGGTGTTCTGAACTCCTCGCTGCCGTTCCCGGGCTACGGCCTGTTTGGCAAGGTCGCGAGCGGCAAGTTCGTTCCGATCACGACCGGCGACGCCGCGACGGCAGTGTATGGCCTGCTCGTCCGTCCGTACCCGACAGTCTCGTCGCAGGACCCGCTCGGCACCTCGACGCCGCCGGTTTCGGGCATGGCCGACGTGCTGCGCCGCGGTTACATGACCGTAAAGGTCAACGCCGGCACGCCGTCGCTCGGCAGCCAGGTCTATGTCCGCGTCGCTGCGGCCGCTGCAGGAAAGCCGATCGGCGGCATCGAAGCGGCAGCCGACTCCACCAACACGATCGCCGTCGCTGGTGCCACGTTCATGAACGCTGGCGATGCCTCGGGCAACGTCGAAATCGCCTTCAACATCTAAGGGGCAAGAATGAAGAAATCGCTTCTCTCGGCGGCTCTCGCGTTTCGCGCTGCGCCCGCCATCATCCGCGCGCGCACGACCGACAGCCTGCTGACGTTCGACTCGCAGACGATCGACAGCACCGGCGCATTCCTGATCGGCGAGCTCGAACGCCTCGATCAGCGCCTGCACATGCCGCTGTCGTCGGTCACCTGGTCGCGCGACATCGACCTGCGTGAAGACGTGTCGATCGCCGACGAAACATCGTCGTTCACGAACTCGACGTTCGCGGCCGCCGGCGGCGCATCGCCGAACGGCAAGTCGTGGGTCGGCAAGGATGCATCGGCGATCGCCGGCATCGCGCTGGACATCGGCAAGACGCCGAACCCGTTGACCCTCTGGGCCATGCAGATCGGCTGGACGATTCCGGAACTGGAATCGGCTCAGAAGCTCGGTCGCCCGGTCGATCAGCAGAAGTTCGCCGGTATGAACCTGAAGCACAACATGGACGTCGATGAGCAGGTCTACATCGGCGACACCGTGCTGGGCGTGACGGGTCTGGTGAACAACGCCAACGTGACGAACGTCTCGAACGCTGTCACCGGCGGCTGGGGCACGGCAACACCCGCACAGATGCTCGCGGACGTGAACGATCTGCTGAACAGCGTCTGGGCAGCGTCGGCGTACGCGGTGTGCCCGGATCGCCTGCTGATCGACCCGACGAACTATTCGCGCCTCGTCGCGACGCTCGTCAGCTCCGCCGGCAACATCAGCGTGCTCGAGTATTTGAAGAACAACTCGCTGTCGAACGCGATCAACGGCCGTCCGCTCGAGATCCTGCCGTCGAAGTGGCTCACCAGCCGCGGTGCAGGCAGCACGAACCGCATGGTCGCGTACACGAAGGACGCAGAGCGCGTGCGCTTCCCGCTCGTGCCGCTGCAGCGCACGCCGCTGGAATACCGCGACATCCGCCAACTGACGACCTATTTCGGTCGTCTGGGCGTGGTCGAAGTGGTGTATCCGGAGACGCTCGGCTATCGTGACGGTATCTGACGATGCCGAAAATCATCGTTGAGAAGCCGTTCGTTCTCACCGATGCCGCCGGCCAGCGCGAGTTCGCGGCCGGCGAGCATGAGGTTGACGACGCGACCGCCAAACACTGGTACGTCCAGGAGCACGCGCAAGTCGTGAAGCCCGAGACGAAAACCGCCAAGACCAAAGGCTAGCCGTGGATTCAACTCAATTCCGAACGGACTTCCCCGAGTTCGCCGACACGACGACTTACCCCGATGCGACAGTCAATCTCTGGCTGACGATTGCGGTATCGCTCGTGAACGCGTGCCGCTGGGGCGATCTGACGAACATCGGAATCGAGTTGGTCACGGCGCACCATCTGGCGATGGCCGCGCGCGATGAGCAGGCGGCCTCCGCCGGCGGTATCCCGGGGCAGGTGACCGGTCCGACCGCTTCGAAGTCGGTCGACAAGGTCAGCGTTAGCTATGACGCAGGCGCTGTCAGCCTGTCCGATGCCGGGTTCTGGAACCTGACGAGCTACGGAATCCGCTTCCTTGGTCTCGCGCGCCTGATGGGCGCCGGCGGTATGCAGCTATGAGCGTCTCGATCACGCGCGACAAGCTGCAGGGCGTGCTCCGCAGCATGACCGCGCTGGTCAAAAAGGATGTGCTGGTCGGCATCCCTGACAGCGCGCCGGAGCGCAAAGACACGCCGATCACGAACGCGCAGATCGGATACATCCTCGACCGCGGCTCGCCTGCGAAGAACATCCCCGCGCGCCCCTGGCTCGTGCCGGGCGTCGAGGACGTGCAGAAAGAGTGCGCCGAGCGACTGAAGAAAGGCGCGACAGCCGCACTCAGCGGCAACCTGCAAGGCGCCGACGCGGCGCTCACCGCAGCTGGCCTGACCGCTGAGAAAGGCGTGAAGGCCAAGATCAACAGCAACATTCAGCCGAAGCTCGCTGACTCCACGTTGGCAGCGCGGCGCGCGCGCGGCGTGACCCGCGAGAACACGCTGGTCGACACCGGCTCGCTTCGCAACTCCGTCACGCACGTCATTCGTGAGAAGAAATAATGCCGCTGCTCGACGTATCTGATGTCCTGCTCGATCCGATGTTTCAGGACACGAGCCTGACATGCACGCGCCAGGCGCAGACGGTCGACGCCAACGGCATCGCCAGCAACACGCAGACGGTCACGCCGTTCGCTGGCGTCGTCACGAACGACGCCGGCGATCAGCTGCTGCGCCGGCCGGACGGCTCGCGCATTGAAGGATCGATCACGATCCACACGCAGTTCCAACTGTCCGATGGGCGAATCGGCTTCGACGCCGACCTCGTCTCATGGCAGGGGCGGCAATACACGGTGGTCAACGTGCGGGACTGGTCGACGTACGGCCGCGGCTTCGTGGCCGCGCAGTGCGAACTGATCCCGCTCTCCGGAGGCTGATATGGCGAACGACTCAAGTACTGGCGGATACCTTCAGCCAGTCGTCGCGTCGCCGCCGATCGAGGGCGCCGCGCTTGACGCACTCTTCCAGCAGCTGATCGTCGGCCTGACTGGGCTTCCCGGCAGCATGGTTCGCCCGCGCTGGCAGCCGGTCGCACCGAAGCAGCCCGAGCCGAACCAGAACTGGTGCGCAATCGGCGTGACCGAGATCGAGCAGGATGCTCGCCCGGCAATTGTCCACGTCCCGAACACGGACGGCACGGACGTGCTGTACCGGCACGAGATCCTGGCGCTGCTCGCGAGCTTCTACGGCCCGTCAGCGATGCAGTACGCCGCGCAGGCGCGCGACGGCATCTATGTGGAGCAGAACCACGGGATGCTCACGTTGAACTCGATGGGTCTGGTCGACGTCGGCAAGTTGATTGCCGCACCCGAACTGATCAATCAGCAGTGGCAGCGCCGGTTCGACCTTTCGTTTCGCATTCGTCGCCAGGTGGTCCGCACGTACAGCGTTCTCAATCTGCTGTCGGCTGATGCCACGCTCGAAACCGACACCGTGACGACCGCGATTCACGTCTCGCAGTAACACCCTCATTCACAAAGCATTGAGGCCCGCCGCGCGCGGGCCTTTTCTATTTGGGACGCACACATGTCGAACACACTGCCGATTAGCCGGTTGGTCAACGCGACGATCACGCTCACGCAGAAAGCCGCGCAGTCGCAAAACACCTCGACGCTGCTGATTCTCGGAACCTCGGCGGTTATCGACCTCGTGTCGCGCTTCCGGACTTACGGCGACATCACGTCTGTCGGTACCGATTTCGGCACCTCGTCGGAAGAATATAAGGCTGCTGTTCTCTGGTTTCAGCAGGCGCCGCAGCCCGCGTCGGTCACGATCGGTCGGTGGGCGAAGGCGGCCGCAGCCGGTCAGTTGCTGGGCGGCACGTTGTCGGCCGCACAGCAAGCGCTGTCCAACTTCACCGCAGTCACTGCCGGCGGCATGAAGGTGACCGTCGACGGCACGCTCAAGTCGCTTTCGGCGATCAACCTCAGCAGCGTGACGAATCTGAACGGTGTCGCGTCGGCTGTCACGACGGCTCTCGCGGGCGCGGGCACCTGCGTCTGGAATGCGGTGTTCCAGCGGTTCGAGATCACGAGCTCGACGACCGGCGCAAGCTCGACGGTGAGCTTCGCGCAGGCGCCTGTTTCCGGGACGGACATCTCGGGCCTGATGGGCCTGACGTCGACGTTTTCCGGAGCATACGTGTCCGGCGGCGCCGCAGCCGAAACCGCACTGGCCGCCGCGACGTTGTTCGACGCGAACTTCGGCCAGCAGTGGTATGCGCTGACGATCCCGTCCGCTGTCGACGCAGATCATGTCGCTGTCGCCGGATACATCGAAGCCACGGCAACGAAGCACTTTTACGGTGTGTCCACGCAAGAGGCGGGCGTACTTGTCGCGAGCGACACGACGAACATCGCGTACCAACTCAAGGCGCTCGGATACAAGAAGACAGCGGTTCAGTATTCGAGCTCGAGCGCCTACGCGGTTGTATCCCTGCTCGCGCGCATCCTGACGACCGACTACACCGGCAACAATACCGTCATCACGCTGAAGTTCAAGGATGAGCCGGGCATTGCCGCCGAGAACCTCAACACGACGCAGGCAAACGCGCTCGAAGCGTTCAACTGTAACGTGTTTGTCGAGTACGAGAACGACACCGCGATCATCGAGCAAGGCGTCTGCTCGTCGGGTGACTTCATAGACTCGGTGATGGGCGCCGACAACCTCGCGATCGACATTCAGAACGCGGTCTTCAACCTGCTCTACACGAGCACGACGAAGATCCCGCAGACGGACGCGGGCAATCACCTGATCGCCACGAAGATCGAGCAGGTGTGCGCGCAATACGTGAGCAACGGCTTCCTTGCCGCTGGTGTGTGGAACTCCGGTGGATTCGGCACGCTGAGCCAGGGTGACTACATGCCGAAGGGCTTCTACGTCTATGCGCCGCCGATCTCGAACCAGAGCCAGGCGAACCGCGCCGCGCGCAAGTCGGTCGCGTTTCAGGTCGCAGCGAAGGAAGCTGGCGCGATCCACTCGGTGGACATCGCAATCACCGTGAACCAATAAAGGGGCTTGAATGGGCACGTACTCGTTTTCGAATTTCAATGCGTCGCTGATCGGCCCCGGCGGGGCCATCTCGCTTGGCGCAGGCGCCGGCATCGATGAGGGCGGCTTCTCGGTCGAGTTCACCGAGGACGCAGACAACATGAAGGTCGGCGCCGACGGCACTCCGATGCACAGCCTGAACCCGAGCAAGGCGGGCAAGCTGACCATTCGTCTGCAGAAGACCTCGCCGACGAATGCTCTGCTCTCGGCGATGTACAACTTCCAGCGCACGAGCTCGGCGAACTGGGCGCAGAACATCTTCACTGCGACCGACACCGTGCGCGGCGACGTCTACACCTGCCAGTCGGTGGCGTTCACCAAGTTCCCGAAGAACGATTACGCCAAGGAAGCCGGCTCGATCGAATGGGAATTCAACGCCGGCATCGTCGATCCGGCACTCGCCGCGGGCGTCTGACTATGAGCGAACTTGTCGAAATCAGCGGCCAGCAGTATCGGATCGGCCGCCTCGATGCGAAACGCCAGTTCCACGTCGCGCGCCGGCTGGCTCCGCTCCTTGCTGGGCTCGGCGGTGCACTGAAGGGCGAGGCGAAGGGCTTTGCCGAAATGGTCAGCCCGATCGCCGAAGCGCTGGCGAAGATGTCCGACGAGGACACAGACTACGTGCTCGATACGTGCCTGCTCGTCGTGCAGCGGCAGTCCGGCCAAGGTTGGCAGAGCGTCATGGTGAAGAACGGCGGCCTGCTGTTCCAGGACATCGACCTGCCCGCCATGCTTCAACTCACGGTCGCAGTAATTCAGCAGAACCTCGGCAGTTTTTTTCCCGCCGGGCCGTCGTCAGCTTTGACCGCGGCGGCCTGAGCGGCGTCGAGTACGCTTCGCTTCCTGATGGCGAGGACTGGCTGCTGCTGCCGGTGATGGAGGGGCTGCTGAAATACGAGTCCCTCATCGACGGCACAGTCGACCTGTGCGACGTGGCCTTGCTGAATGACGCGCTGTCGGTCAAGCGCGAAAACGAGGAGCGCGTCCGAGACCACATGGATAAAGGCAAGCGATGAACGAAGAAGTCATCAAGGAGTTTCTGGTTTCGATCGGCTACAGGACCGACGAGACCAGCCTGAAGAAGTTCACGGCATCGCTCGCCAGTGTCACGAAGACGGTGATGAAGCTCGGCGCGGCCGTGGCGGCGACCGCCGTCGCCGTCGTCGCTGGTGTCAAGGTCATCTCGGGAGAGATGGAGCGCCTGTACTACGCCTCGCAGCGCACCGGCGAGACCGTCGGCAATATCATGGCGCTGCGGTACGCCGCCGGCCAGATTGGCCTCACCGCCGACCAGGCGCAGGCGTCCCTCGAGGGCTTCACGCGCACGCTGCGCCTCAACCCGGGAATGAACGGCCTGCTCACGCAGCTAGGAGTCACCGGCAAGGGGCCGCTTGAGCAGTTCGAGAGCTTCATCGGCAAGATGAAGCAGATGCAGCCGTACATCGCGGCTCAGTACGCAAGCCTGTTCGGGATCGATCCCGACACGCTGCTAATGCTCGAGAACGGTCTGCCGAAGATTCAGGCGGCGCAGGAGAAGTATCGCCAGAAGCTCGGCGCATTCGGGATCAACCCCGAGCAGGCGGCCGACGCGGGCCGAGCGTTCGATAACTCGATCCGCGATCTAACCGGAGACATTCACCTTTTCTGGGTGCTGCTTCAGGAGCATCTGGCTCCGGTGCTCGAAAAGATCTCCACGGGGTTTGAGCGATGGGCGGCCGGTCATGCTGACGAGGTCGCACGCAAGATCGCGTCGGCACTCGAGGCGGTGGCGAAGTGGGTCTCGGAGATCAACTGGACCGAAGTCGGCAAGGACGTCGACATCTTCCTGACGAAAGCAGGCAAGGTCGCGGAAGTGATCGGCAACATCGTCGGCGGTGTCGCCAAAATGGCCGCGTGGTTCGGCGGTAGCTCTGACGATTCTCCTAGCCTTACCCAGGCCGACTCGCGAGCGCCAGCGCAGGCACAACCAGATTCGAAGAGCAGCGCGCGCCCCGGAGACAGTCCGTTCATTGGCTGGTTGCGTGGGAAAGTCCAATCGCTGCACGACCGGTTCGATGCGAAGCCAGACGGTGGATTCCAGCCAGATGGATCAATCGTCGAAGTCCCGGCCGACGGCCCGTCGAAGAAGGCGCCGCGCGGCATTCGAAACAATAACCCGGGCAACATCCGTTACGGCGAATTCGCGAGGAACGCTGGTGCGACAGGTGCAGACAGTGGAGGGTTCGCGGTTTTCTCCGACATGCAAACGGGCATGGAGGCGACGGCGAAGCTGTTGCGCAGTTATGCCGATCGAGGCTTCAACACGATCCGCAAGATCATCTCGCGCTGGGCACCCGCCAACGAGAACGACACGCAGGCGTATATCGCCAACGTGGCGAAGCGGCTTGGCGTGTCTGCCGACGTCGAACTGAACGGAGAGCAACTAAGGGGCGTAGCGGGCTCGATCTTTCAGCATGAGAACGGCTCTGCCTATGGAAAGCTCGGCGTCGGAGGGGCGCCGGCAGCGTCGAGATCCGTAACGATCAGCCAGAAGACAGACGTGCACGTGCATGGCTCGCCTGATCCGGGCGGCACCGGGCGCGCTGTCGCTGGCGAGCAGTCGCGCGTGAATGCTGATCTCGTGCGCAATATGACAGGGGCATACGTGTGAGTATTCTCGGCTTCATCGAATCGGGCGCGCAGCTCGGGCTTCAGCTTCTGACGATGAAACCCTCGCGCGGGCTGATCGCGCAGGACGGAGGGTCCTCGATCGTTGCCCACGCGACGATTGAGGAAGTTCACCAGGACGAACTCGAAGTCACCGAGCATCCGGTCGAGCAAGGCACGGTGATCGCCGATCATGCGTTCGTCCGGCCGGCCGATCTGATCATTACTGCCGGCTGGTCGAACAGCCCTAACTCGACTAGCGTTGTGGGCGCCGTCGCGGGATTCGCGGCAGCGCGCAGCAGCGCGGCACGCGCGCTCATTGGCGCGGTTGAGCTGGGAAGTGGGGTCATCAATCTGCTGAGCGAAGGCGCGTCTCCTGTCCAGAATGCATACGACAGTCTTCTAGCGGCTTATCAGGCGCGCACGCTGTTCACCGTCTACACTGGAAAGCGCCTGTACAAGAACATGCTCATCAAATCCCTGTCCACGACCACGGACAAGGAGAATGAGAATTCGATGCTGATTCGGATCGGAATGCGTCAGATCCTGATGGCGCAGACCCAGACTGTGACGGTTCCCGACTCTAGCGTCATGTCGAACCCTGCAAGTACCGCATCGCCGGAAGATGCCGGCGTGGCCTCGGCAGTTCCTGCGCCCAACATCAACGTGACGGCAATCCCATGACCTCATACGAGATTCCGTTGTCGGCCAAGCCGCAGACGTTCAGCATCGCGCTCGGCGGCGTCACCTACAAGATGACGGTTAGGTGGAACCTGCCGGCGGCCGCGTGGATGCTCGACATTGCCGACGCAACGGGCAGCCCGATGGTTGGCAGTATTCCTCTCGTGACGGGCGCCGATCTGCTCGGGCAGTACGCGTATCTCGGCTTCACCGGCAAACTCATCGTCCAAACAGACTATGACGCGGACGCAGTTCCGACCTTCGACAACCTCGGCACGACCGGGCACTTGTATTTTGTAACCTCATGAGCGACCAGTTCGGACGGAAGGCAACGCTAATCGTTTCGACTGGCTCGAGCGGACTCGATCTGTCGCAGCTTCGATTTAAGTTCGAGGTGCGACAGGCTGACACGCAGGCACCGAACACGCTCTATGTGCGCGTCTACAACCTGGCACCAGCTACGGTCAAGGCGATTCAGGGCGAGTTCACGACTATCACGCTTCAGGCGGGATACGAGAGCGGTAACTTCGGCATTATTTTTCAAGGCACGATAAAGCAGTTCGTTCGCGGGAAAGAGCGCAACGTCGATTCGTTTCTCGACATATGGGCTGCGGACGGCGACGAGTTTTACAACTTCGGCATGGTCAATCAGACGCTGGCCGCTGGAAGCACGCCGTCACAAATTCTCGACGCGGTCACAAAGCAAAACGCCGATTCAGGGAAGCTTCCGTACGCGACAGACGTCAATGGACTGGTCGGAGGAGTGCCGGCGCAGGCACTCGCACGAGGGAAGGTGCTGTTCGGGATGGCGCGCGACTACGCGCAAGACTGGGCCGCGAAGAACGGCTTCCGCTGGAGCATCCAGAACGGCCAGGCGGTTGTCGTGCCGATCACGGGATACCGCCCCGGTGAGGCCGTTGTGCTGTCTTCGACGACCGGGCTGATCGGCGTTCCAGAGGCGACTTCGGACGGCGTGCGCGCACGCATTCTGTTGAATCCGCTGGTGCGCATCGGATGCCTCGTGCAAATCGCGCAGTCAGACATCAACACGCTGACGGTCAAGCAACTGGGGCTGGCCTACACAAGTCTTACGTCTGCGGCCGTGACCACCGCAGCCGGCTTTTATCGGGTGCTTGTCTCCGAGTTCCTTGGCGATACGCGCGGACAGGAGTGGTACTGCGACCTCACGTGCCTTGCAGTCGACACGTCTGCACCGGCCAGCAGCTCGGTTCAGGCTGCGGGCTAGCGCTCGATCATGGGCGGCAGTGTAACGCCGGTGAACTTCCGGCCGTCCGGGAGTTTTCCTGATACGACGGGCACGAAATTGCCCTTCTCGACGGACAGCTTCGTCCCTGAGGGGACCATGACGCAGCCATAGTCAGACAGGCGCGGCTCCGCGCCGTAATCGTAGCCGTTGACGAGCGCCGCCTGCCTCATCAATTCTTGAGGAAGCGACGCACGCGTATGGCGGGCCGAGTTGATCTGCCCGTACATGAACTCGGCAAGGTCGTACGAGCTGCACACGATCGCGCCTTCAACTAGGTCCACGCCCCGCGATGTCGGCGTGCGTGCCGCTGGAGCAATTCGTTCTGCAATTGTGGCTGGAGGGATCGTTATCTCTGGCATGTCTGTCTGGCCGGCCGCCGCTGTGATCGGGATGACGAAAAGCAGTGTCGTTATTTTCATTCTTTAGGCTCCTATGCTTCAAACTGAACGCTCTGCCGACTTAGGCGAAGCTTTGCGTGCGGCGCTTGGCGGCCACCAGACCGGGGTTTGGACTGCGCTTCCGGCGATCATCCAGAGTTTCGATGCTACAAAACTGACCTGCGTAGCGCAACCCGCCATCAAGGCGCAGGTTCGAGCGCAGGACGGCAGCACTTCATGGGTCTCGCTTCCACTGCTTGTCGACGTACCTGTCTGCTTCCCGCGCGGAGGCGGCTGCACGCTGACGTTTCCAGTCGCAGCCGGCGACGAAGCGCTCATCGTTTTCTCGTCGCGCTGCATCGATGCGTGGTGGCAATCCGGCGGAGTTCAGGTCCAGGCTGAGCTTCGCATGCATGACCTGTCGGACGGGTTCGCGATTCTCGGGCCGTTCTCGCAGGCGACGAAGATAAGCGGCGTCAGTACCAGCACCACGCAGCTGCGAAGCGACGACGGTCAGACTTACGTTGATCTAGACCCGGCGGGCAAGGTGGTGAAGGTGAAGGCGCCGAACGGAATCACCTTGGACACTCCGACCGTTACCGTTACTGGCGTCGTCAACGTTCAGAACGTGAATAGCGCGCCGACTTCAATGTCGATCAACGGTAATACAAACTTCACAGGTCAAGTGTCCGCGAACGGACACAGGATCGACGAAACCCACAAGCATACCGGCGTTACGACTGGCGCCGGCCAGACAGGGACGGTCGTATGAGATACCGAGCGCTCGACGCCGACGGCGATTTCAGCTTCGGCCTAGGTTCCGCGAACTTCCTAGTCGACTCGCCAGAAGCAGTTGCACAACTCGTTCTCACGCGCCTCCGACTGATGACAGGAGAGTGGTTTCTCGACACTACCGAGGGCACGCCATACGCGACCGAAATCCTGGGAAGCGGTACCTCATCGACGCGCGATCTCGCGGTGCAAGAACGCATTCTCGAAACGCAGGGCGTGACCGGCATCGCTGACTACGCGAGCGTCGTCGATCCTTCGACGCGCGCCTTCACGGTGGCGGCGACCATCGACACGATCTATGGCCAAACGACAATCACGGCGGCTCTCTGATGGCGACTTACCCTCTCGCAACGCTCGGCCCGACGATCACGAGCGCGGGGATTTCCATTCCCTCGTTCAATGACGTATATCAGAGCCTCATCGCGACTTTCCAGAGCATCTACGGGTCCGACGTTGTCGTGACGCCTGACAGCCAGGACGGACAATGGATCGCGAACATCGCAACCGCGATCAACGACTGCAATAACGGCGCAGTTGCCTGCTATAACGCGTTCTCGCCCGCGACGGCGCAGGGCGCGAACCTGTCGAGCGTCGTGAAGATCAACGGCATCGCGCGCAACGTCTCGTCGCAGTCGACAGTCGATGTGACGATTGTAGGGCAGGCCGGAACGACGATCACGAACGGCATCGTCTCGGACGGCACTAATCAGTGGGCTATTCCGGAGAGCGTGCTGGTTCCTTCTGGCGGCTCTGTCGTGGCGACTGCAACGTGCCAAACGGACGGCGCTGTGACGCTCGCATCGGGCACGGCGCTGCAGATTTCGACGCCGACGCGCGGATGGCAGACGGCAACCGCAGCGAACGACGCGGATCCCGGCGCGCCTGTCGAGATGGATGCGGCGCTGCGCAAGCGGCAGGCGACCTCGGTTGCGATCCCGTCCCTGACCGTGCTGGCGGGCATGATCGGCGCCGTCGCTGGTGTCTCCGGTGTCACGCGCTACGCCGCGTACGAAAATGACACCGGATCGACCGATTCGAACGGAATCCCCGCGCACATGATCTCGCTCGTCGTGGAAGGTGGCGATTCGACCGCGATCGCGAGTGCGATTGCTGCCAAGAAGACGCCAGGCGGTGGCACATACGGATCCACGACTGTCACCGTGACGGACGTCTACGGCATTCCGCATCCGATCAATTTCTACAGGCCGACGACTCAGGCAATCACTGTTGCGGTCTCGATGAAGGCGTTGGCCGGCTACTCGTCCGTCATCGGCGCCGCCGTTCAGCAGGCAATCTCTGACTACGTCAACAGTGTCGCCATCGGCGGCGGCCCGGCTGGTGTGGTCGAGTGGGACTCGTGCATCGCTGCGGCAAAGGGCGTTAGCGGCGGCAACACATTCAAGATCACGGCGCTCACGTTGGCGGGGCCGGGCGGCGCTGGTTCGCCCGATGTCGCGCTCGCCTTCAACCAGTCTGCGACGTGCACGCCGGCTAGTGTGACTCTCACGGTTTCCTGATCTATGGCTGACGTTACCGATTACACCGGACTCGTCACATCTGAGCACGCCGAAAAGCCAAGGTTCATGGCGATGATCGGCGGCGTCGCGCAGGCGTTCGTCGACATCCAGAATCAACTCGCTGCCACGCCGCAGAAGTTCGACCTCGATTCTGCCGGCGTCGTGCAGCTCGACGCGGTAGGTCTGTGGGTTGGCGTGACACGCAACGTCAACACGCCACTGACCGGCGTCTATTTTTCGCTCGACACATCGGGCCTCGGATTCGACCAAGGAGTGTGGCAAGGACCGTTCGACCCGACGACCGGTGTCGTCTCGCTCGATGACGATACATACCGGCTTCTGATTAGAGCAAAGATCGGCGCAAACAGTTGGGATGGCACGCTGGCGACTTCTGCCGAAATCCTCAACAGCATTTTCGACGGCGGTACGTTTGTCTTCATTCAAGACAACGGCGACATGTCGATCACGTATGGCATCGCTGGCAACGTGCCGAGCGCTATCTTCCTCGCACTCCTGCGCGGCGGGTACATCCCGTTGAAGCCGGAAGCGGTCCACATCAACGGCTACTACGTGACATCGAATCCTGGCGGTCCACTGTTCGGATTCGACGTCGAGAACAATCTGATTTCTGGTTTCGACGTCGGCGCTTGGGGCGTCGCTGCCTGACCATCACGGAGCATAAATGGCAACGAATGATTTCCTCCCGTTTGCGGTTGGTGGCTCTGCGAACGTGCTTTCGCAGTCTGCATATGCCGCCCTGTCGGCGATTGCCAACGGCTACTCTTCTGGTATTGCGCAGTCGGCTGCCCTCAACAAGACGTGGCGCCAGTCGAGCATTATGGCGGCGGTGCTGGCGCAGTTTATTGCAAACCAGACTGGCGCCAACTCAGTAGATGATGGGACCACGGCGACTCTCTTGGCCAACCTTTTAGCGGCTGTGAAATCGGTCTCGAACGCTGTTGTCGGGACGGTGCGCAACGCGAAGATGTCTGTGTCGACGGCATCCGCTACTGCAACATTTACAGCCGACGAGATCATTGTTGAAACGGCTCTTGGCGGGCAGACATTCAAAGTCGCCAGCTTCAGCCAAGCGATCAACCTGGCAACGACCGGCGCTGGCGGGATGGACACCGGCACTGCCCCGACGAGCGGGTACGTCGCGCTGTATGCGATCTACAACTCGACGACCGCGACAGCAAGCATTCTGGCAAAAGACGCGACGTCGGCGGCGCAACCGAACGTCTATGGCGGCGCCAACATGCCGGCTGGCTATGCGGCATCCGCCCTGATCGGTGTGTGGCCGACGAACGCGTCAAAGCAGTTTACCGTTGGATTCCAGCTTGATCGTCAATTCTTCACGCCGCTCATCACGGTTCTTACGACAACGACGATCACGACCGGGACGACGCTTTCAATCGCAGCCGGCGTGCCGCTCAACGCGAAGGCTGCCAACATTGGTGTCAATGCGCAGCAGTCGGGCACCGCAGCAAGTTCACTCGGCGCGTCTGTCGCAGCAAACTCCTCGTTGATCGGTCAGCAATACGCGCAGGCTCAGGGTAATTCCGCGATCCAGCAGGTGGTTGGTTGGATGGGGAGCATCCCGCTAGTTACTCCGCAATCGATCTGGTACAGCTTCAACGCTACCTCAGCGACCTCGCCGCAACTCAGCATTTACACGACCGGCTATTCGTTCTAGGGCAGAAAAATAATGACCATTAATGTGCAGTTCTCGGATGCGTCCGAGCAAGAAGTAATAGCGTATTTTGCCTCGCCACAAGACGCAGAAGCGTACCCGAACCAAGCGCAGATTGACGAATCGGACCCGCGATACCTCGCTTTCGCTAATCCGGCATCAACGCTCGCCGGCGCGCGCGCCGCGAAAATCGCCGAACTGTCGGCCGCGTGCAAAGCCTCGATCTATGCGGGATTCACGTCCGACGCGCTCGCGACCGGCTACACCTATCCGGCGAAAGACACCGACCAGCAAAACCTCGCGTCGTCGGTGATCGATTCGCTGTTAAGCGACGGCGCGGCCGGTTGGGCTACGCCGTTCTGGTGCGCTGACCCTGATGGTGTTTGGGCGTTCCGCATGCACACCGCCGCGCAGATTCAGCAGGTCGGCAAAGACGCAAAGGTTGCGGTGCTTGCGGCGATGTCGAAGAATCAGGCGCTAGTCGGACGCGTCGCTGCAGCAGAGTCGGTCGACGCGGTGAAATTGATCGCCTGGGCCTGATCTAGTCGAGGAATTGGTTCGATTAGCGCCTGATTGCCGTACGGACTAATGCGCAGCGCGTCGACTTCTGCCTGAGTGAGAAGCCGCGTGCTGCCGTCCGGAAAATGCGCACGGTACATCTGCTCGTTGGTTGAATTCACCATGTATGCCTCATGATTGTTTGCGAGAACATTTTACGCGTCCCGCTTCATTGAAACTTGATGGTCCAAATTTGCATGGACAGCGCGCGCCGGTCTGGACTTCCATCTGTGTCCGCAGGGATCATGAACTTGCTCGAATGAATTGCAACGTTGGCGATGTCGCTTCCGTGCAATGCGTTTTCAACAGCGGCCCACGGCGCCGTTAAAGCGAACAGGTCGTCACCGGCGAACGTACGCGATGTAACCGTCTTTCCGTTCACTAGAACGTCAACGCGCATCGGAACCTTGTTCTTCGTCTTGCTCGAGATCAGGGCAGCAGGAACCCACCCCGATATGCTGAGATCCTTGTTTTGTTGCGATTCGCCGAGCACTAACGCAATGGCCGCCGAAGGACCGATCCACGCATGCCGCTTGCCGGGCTCTCCTTCAATCGGGAACGATCCGTTCAAAACGTCGGTCGAGTGAATTTTGGTCTTTGACCATTCGGCATTGGCGTCAAAGGATGATGGATCACGGCCCTGAGATAGGTTGATGGTCATCATGCCGACCTGGCCGTTTAGATTTTGTGCTGGCTCTGGCTTGTTTCCTCCGCCAAACCATACGGACCATTTGCCGTTGCCGTTAGAAAGGAGCGTCGAATCGCAGACTACCTGAGAACTCCAAGCGCTCATTTGTTTAGGCTGCAGCAACCCATTGATTGACATCTTTTTCCAGTGGATGCCGTCTGTCGATACTGCGTATCCTAGATTGCGTCTTTCTGTGTTGCTGCGGCCGGTGTACAGCATGTAGAAATACGGAGGCTGAAACGCGACGCTAGGTTCTCCGAGGCCGTTCTCGTCAAATGTGCCGAACGCTCCAACGTCTAGGATCGGATTTGCTGAAGAAGTCTGCCAATTCACGCCGTCAGACGACCGAGCGACCCCGAGGCGCTGCATGGCTAACGCATCCTGCCCCAAGTAGTACAGGTAAAGATAGCCGCCCTTTTCGACCACATACGGATCTCCGACTGCGGCGCTGTCCCACCGACCAGCGCTGCCGGCAGATAGGACTGGCGTACGCATCTTCGTAAATTGGAAGCCGTCTGCAGAGGTAGCTAGACCTATGTTGGTGACGCCGCCTTTATCGCGTCCTTGGTAAAAGTAGAGAACCTTGCCTTTCCAGACGATCGCTGCGCCATTGGCAGATATATAGGAAACGTCCCAGTCCTTTGCCGACGGCTGAAGAACGGGATTGCCCTGATATTTGTCCCAGATTACGCCGTCTTTAGAGGTCGCGACACCAGTCCGCCAGACCTTGCCGTTGTAGCCTGAATAGTAGTTGAACAGCTTCCCGTTGAACTTGATCACGGACGGGTTGAGCAGATCGACGCCATCCCATTGCCCGGAGCCGCCTTTTGATAGGACGGGGTTCGGCATCACGCTTTCGACGGTGAGTGGGACAGGGGCCGACAGTTTCGTCGAAGCCGCCAAGCTGAAGTCAGTTTCAGATGTCTTCGCCGATGCCTGGCCGATCATCAGCGGGACGATGCATAGAAATAGTCCGATCGCGCGATATGTCATTAGGCTCTGCTTCGATTGTGTGGGCGTCGCAGTATATCAAGCCTCGTTTAGACGCTATTAAGTCAATCATAAGAAACGATTTGACCAACGGCCGCCCCCGGGCGGCTTTTCCTATTTCCGGGGCCCAATGGAATCCTCCAAAATCATGGACATGCCCGAAGACGAGTTCCGCGCGAGCGTTGTCAAGCAATTCGAGGCTTTGAATTTACGATTGAGCAGCCAGGATCTCGCGATCCAGACGAATACTGATCTCACACAGAAAGTGGCTACGTCGACGGAGGGCATCGTGCAGATGTTCGATGTCATGCAGGGAGGGATTCGCTTCCTCGGTGTGCTCGGCAAGGTGGCGAAGTGGGCTAGTTACATCCTTGCTCCGATCGGCGCATTCATGGCGATTCGCAACGGGAAGTGGCCCGAGCTATGAATCTTACTTCCAACATCATCTCCGCTGCGACCGGCGCGACGCAGCTGCGCGCGGCGCAGTGGATTGAGCCGCTTCAGGCCGCGTGCGATCGATTTGCTATCAACACGCCGCTTCGCATGGCCGCGTTCCTCGCTCAGATCGGGCATGAGAGCGCCGGGCTGACGGCTCTGGTCGAGAACCTGAACTATGGGGCGCCGGGGCTTCTGTCGACGTTTCCTTCGCACTTCACCGAGGCCGACGCTGCGAAGTATGCGCGTCAGCCCGAGCGCATCGCGAATCGCGCATATGCGAACCGGAACGGGAACGGCGATGAGGCGAGCGGTGACGGTTGGAAGTATCGCGGCCGCGCATGCCTCCAAATCACCGGCCGTCGGAATTACCAGCTCGCGAGCATCGGCATCGACCTTGATCTGATCGCGCATCCGGAGTTGCTCGAACAGCCGGCCGACGCGGCGTTGGCTTCTGCCTGGTGGTGGGCGAACCATTATCTGAACGGCTATGCGGACGTTGGGCAGTTCGATCGCATCACTCGCGTTATCAACGGCGGCACGAACGGCGCTGCGCAACGGCTCGCGCTCTACGGCGCGGCGAAGCGAGCATTCGGAATTGCGTGACCGTCGAGCAATCGACGAAGTTTTCGCCCGCCGCGCGCGGGCTTTTTCATTTCTGGGGCTCCTCTCTATGAACATCGGCCTTTCTGCAGCCGTGCGCAATTCGCGCCTCTCCGCCATCGTCACGGCCGCTGGCGCGAACGCAATCCTCACGCTCTACAGCGGCACGCAGCCTGCCACCGGCGGCGCCGTCACGGCCGCGCTGTCGGCGCACACTTGCGCGTCGGTGCTCGGCACGGTCGCGAGCGGCGTGCTGACGTTCAACGCGATCGGCAGCGCGACAGCAGGCGCGACTGGCACGGCGACGTGGGCGCGGCTGACGACTTCGGGCGGCACCTTCGTCGCCGACTTCGATGTGAGCACCGTCGCCGCCGGAACGGGCATTGTCCAGATGCCGACGACTTCGGTGGTCACGAACGCGACGGTGCAGATCAGCTCGGGCGTGCTCAACGAAGGTAACGCGTAAGGGGGTTCTGTGGGCGCTCTTTCCGGCTCGAATGCCGTCCAGGCGGGCACGGAGACATTCAATCTCAGTTCGCCCGCCCGCACGGACTGGATTCAATTCCCGCAATCGTGGACCGCGCCGAACCGTAAGAGCGGGGGCGGCTCCGCCTTCGGCTTGCCGACTACGGTTGGCACCGGCACGCTGACGAAAGACAGCTTCAGCGGCATCGGCTACACGATCGCATGGTCGGACGGCGCGCCTGCCGCGAGCGGCTCTGTCACGCAGGGCATCATCGTCAGCCCGGCGACGCCGGCAGCGGGGCAGGGCATCGCCTTCACTGCGCCGGCCGACACGAGCACCCGCACGCTCGACATATGGTGGGGAACGTACAGCGCGCCCGGCCGGATCGTCGCGCACCTGTCGGACGGCAGCGCCGCCGACCTGACGCTCAACACGACAGGCAACTCGGGCAACCCGGCCTATCAGAAAACGACGATCACCTACTCGGCGAATTCTGCCGGGCAGACGCTGACGCTCGCAATCACGATCACCGGCCTGCTCGCCAGCGCGGGGCAGGCGTGGCTTGAGGCGGCGGCGTACACGACATCAGTGGCGGCTGTGACCGGCACGCTCGCGGGCACGCTGGCGGGCGTTTCTGGTGCCTTTTCGGGTGCAGAAACGCTGCCGGGTTCTTTCTTGGGAACGCTTGCCGGCGTCACCGGCGCCTTCGCGGGCGCTGAGTCGCTGTCGGCGGCGATCGGCGGCACTCTGGGCGGCGTCTCGGGCTCGATCATCGGCGCCGAGCTCGTCGCGGGCGCGCTGACCGGAACGCTGGCGGGTGTCGCCGGCTCGATCTCGGCGGCGCAAACTTTAGCCGCGGCGATCAGCGGGACGCTCTCGGGCGCGAGTGGCGCGATCACAGCCGGGGAAACACTCGGCGCAGCGATCGGCGGAAGCCTCGCTGGGGTGAGCGGGGCACTCGCTGCCGTCGAGTCGATACCGGGCGCATTCAGCGGCACGCTCGGCGGGGTGTCGGGCGCGATCTCGGCCACGCCGGTACTGTCGGCCTCGATCAGCGGCACGCTCGCGAATCTCACCGGCGCCTTCAGCGGCAACTCCCTCACCGGTCTGACAGGTGCCATATATGGCACGTTGGCGGGGGTGACTGGTTCACTCGCTGGCTCGATCACCCTGCCGATCACCGGCGGCATTGCCGGCCAGCTGGCGGGCGTGTCCGGTCATCTCGCTGGCGCGGTGAGTATGAGCGTGGCGTTGTCAGGGGTGCTGGCGGGTGTCACAGGAACGATCTTCGCGACATCGAGATTCTCTCGCTCGGCACCGCCGTTGCGCATCGCCGTCGTTCCTGAAAATCGAGTCGCGATCGTTTCTTCTGAAACGCGTTCGTCGCTTTTTCGATCGGAAACACGTGGGGCATACACGGCATCAGAGACGCGACGCTTCGTCGTCGTTTCTGAAACACGGCTGAAAGTCGTTTCTCGATAGAGGCGGCATATGGAGATCAAATGCAGAGTTTTTCGAAAGACCCCGTTGCCGTGCTCGATTTCGAATGGGACTGGACTGCCTGGCTCGCCGCAGGGGAAACGATCCTCGATGCATCGGCGACTGCTGCGAGCGGGCTTACCGTCGACTCTTCGACCATTTCGGACGCGCGTGTCTCGGCGTGGATCTCTGGAGGCACCGCGGGGCAATCCTATCCGGTGAAATGCCAAGTCATCACTTCAGCTGGACGGACCGATGCCCGTTCAATAACGATCGCCGTCATGGACAGATAGTTGCCGAGACGATTTCATCCTTCGACCGCCTTCGGGCGGTTTTTTCGTTTACGACCCATGACAAACGTCGCCCACGAACACGAGCAGCACGAGTCGATGACGATCGACATCTTCTATCCGGACCATGTCCCGCGCACCGAGTCATCCCTGTTCCGCAAGACGAAGCATCACCTAGTCGCGGTTCTCGATACGCCGTGCTGGGTCTGCGGCAGCAAAGAAGGCCGGGAAGTGCACCATTTCCACGCGGAGTGGGCCGACGCAGGCGGGATCGACTTCGCCAAGATGCGCGAGCTGCATCCGAGTTTCGACTGGTCGTCGTTCGCGGAGCCGGCCGATTTCATCGACTCTGAATACAACATGATGGTTCTCTGCGCGAAACATCACCGCGGTAAGGACCACGGCATCCATCTGTTGCCTTATCCGATCTGGGTGATGCAGCGCAATCAGCGCGCGGACTTTGTGTTCTCGCCCGACGAGGAGAAAGCATGAAGCGTCTCATCCAACTCATCACCGGCGACGACAATGCGACGCTCGAGCCGAGCTACTTCTGGACCGCGATCGTGATCCTAATTGGTCTCTGCCTCGAGGTCTACAGCGTGGTCTTCGGGAAGGCATTCGACTTTCAGGCGTACGGGATCGGTGCTGTCGGGTTGCTCGGCGGGCTCGGTTTGTCCGCGAAACTGGGGAAGTGACATGTTCGCATTCATTCCGACGGCTCTTCGGTTTGTCGCAGAGCACTTGAAAGCTGCGCTGATGGTCGCGTGCGCGCTCGCGCTGGCCGGCTACATCGTCACGCTTCACCTTGAGATCGACGCGGCCCGCGCTGGCGAAGCGCAGGCAAAGCAGGTAGTGGACAAGATCAATGCGGCCTCGGCGAAGGATCTTGCCGATGCGCTGGCGAATCAACAGGCCGCCGAAGGGAAGGTCGCGGCCATCGAGAAATCATTCAACGATGAGGTATCAAAACATGCGCAAGATTCTCTCGACTATCGTGCTCGCCTCGCCGCTGGTGTTGACCGCATGCGCGTCAGGGTCGCCGATTGTTCTCCCGCCGTCGCAGATCAAAGCCCCGCCTCCCCCGGCCGCTCTTATGGTGCCGCCGCCTATGGATACCTCGACGGCCAGGTTGCAAGCAGCGTTTTCAAGGTAGTGGCAGACGATCAGGCAGAAATTGATAAGCTCACCGCGCTCCAGGCATACGTCCGCGCTATGCAGGCTCAGGGGTACATCGAGAAGTAGTCAGGGGGCAGCTTCCTGCACCGTCGGTTCCTCGCGGCCCCAACCCAGCGCGGCCGGGCGGCTGTAGCGCGGGTTCTTAATTTTCAACCAGTCTGGGGATCTGCCGCTCCGGTACGGCGACGACATGCGTTTGGCGACCATACCCTCCAGATCAAGGCCTTTCGCCTGCTCGAATACCCATTCGCCAGCGCCTACGATGCCGGTTGCGTAAATCAGGGTATTTGTGTCCCCGAACGCATCGCGTAGGTAGTTCTTGCGCTCGACAAGCGGTAACTCGCGCAGGTCTTCACCGCCGACTGACAGTGCGTCGAATAGGTACAGGCGCGCCGGGTGCCGGGCAACGGCCGCACGCACGCGCATCGGGAGCTTCGTTACAGCGCGCCGTCTGAGCCACTCGAAAGATGATCTCCCGTTGGCTTCGTCGACCGTCAACTCCGCGTCGAACGTAAAGTCGCCAGGCACTGCGGTGACGGCTGCGACAATGTCCGGAAAGGAAGGATTCAGCAAATTGCCGGCTCGGCTAATCAGATCGACGCTCGCTCCGGTTTTTCGCACCAGGCATCGATAGCCGTCGTACTTGAGCTCGTATAGAAAAGCCTTGTCCGAGAAAACACGCGGGCGAAGCGTCGCCAGCATCAAGTCGGCGGCCTCGATAAGCGGCGCTGACAGCATGATCGTCAGGAATTGCCGGCGGGCGGGGCAGGCTCTTTCAGCCAGTCCAGGATCTCCGGCCGCACACCGAATTTCGGATCGTCGAGCCACTGGACGAAATCGGGCGACCATTCTGCCCAGATGTAATCCTCTGGATCGAATTCCTCCTCGATCCGCCCGGATCCATGCTCGCACAGGAACGCGTAGATCACGCGGCTCCCATTCCAGTAGGCGGAGATGTCTTCCGTAAGTTCTGCGCTCGTGCCTGGCGGCTGCGCGCGCAAAACATCAGCAAGCTGGACAGTGAATTCGTCAAAGGTCATAGCCGTCTCCGGAACGATGGTTGCTGAAAGTGTAGCGACAGACGCAGGAGGCGGATATGAAAACGAACCCGATATTCAATGATCCCGGCAGGGACGGTCAGATCGCGCGAGCATTGAACGTCGCGCTGCACGCGCTAGTCGTGCATCACGGAATGACGGCGGACTCGGAAGGGGAGCAGGTCCGTCTGAACTTCAGCGCGCAGATCGAGGAACTGCGCCGCGCGCTCGAGCTGCTCGGCGTCGCGAGGGATGAAGTCCTACCGTACATGGCGCCCGGCGCGCCTGACTGATCATCGCCACCGCTGTCCGATCAAGTATGCACATCGAGAGTCCAGTGTCCACTCCGCAAAAAGGGACGGGTACAGAACCTGCGCATCGGTTGAAGTAAGGGTAATGTCCGTCCCTTTTCTAACATTTGACTGTATGTGAGAGTGCTAACATACCTGAGTCTCGGTCGCACTGAGTATTCAATAGGAGATCATCATGGCTGCTCTTGAGAAAGAGCTCGTAACCTACCAGCGCGAGCTTTCTAATCTTCTCGCTGATGAAGGGAAGTTTGTTTTGATTCAAGGTGACAATGTAGTAGAAAGGTTCGACACGTATGACGACGCATTGAAGGTCGGGTATCAGACGTTCAAGCTTGGCCCATTCTTGGTCAAGCAAATTACGCGCATCGAACCTTCCGCAAACTTCAACCGCCGATTTTTTGACCCGTGCCCAGCATAAATCTGCAAATTACCCCAATGGGGCCTTTGGTCACGGTCGTTTTGGCAAACAGCGTTCCTCGGCAAAACGCCCTCCGGGCGGCGGGGCAGCCACTTCCACCTATCACTCATGGTCTCTTCCTTATAGATACAGGTGCGAGCCATACGTCCGTTGATCCGAGTTTGCTTACGCCCCTGCAGTTGCAACCGACAGGGGTGATCCAGGTGCATACACCGTCGACCAACGGTGCGCCGGTTTCATGCAACCAGTACGACGTCCAACTTGCCATCGGATCGCCCAACGGGGCGCCATTCAACATCGACGCTCTTCCTGTGACCGAGTCGAATCTTGCCGGTCAAGGCATACTCGGGTTGATCGGACGTGACGTATTGTCGCGCTGTACGTTCATCTACAATGGTGTGACTGGACAATACATCCTCTGTTACTGATGCGGTATTGCCCGCAGCGAACCGCCCACAGGCTGTTCATCTTTTCGCGGTCCGTTGTCTGGACTGAGGGCGCCTGGTCAGTGCCACTGGCTCGTCTTTTTGAGTTCGCCGTCGTCCGCCCCAGTCGCCCGAACCCAAAACGCACAGCCGAATTCGGCGCGTGCTGTCACCTGGAGCCGGTCGCCCCGTACGCAGTACGCGTGGTGACCGGCCGCAATATCACCGCCCCAGTGCTCGCATTTCCGGCACGAGTTCGCGTTCCCTTCTCGCTCGAAAAGCCCCATGATCGTTCCCCTGCACTGTATGGATGTACAGTATAGGTCTCATACTACTTGGGCGCCGATTACTTTCCCATCCGACCGCGGAGCTCGAAGTAGAGGGTCGTCGCACCGGTCGCCACTCTATCCAAGGGATGCGCCCGACAGTAGTTGTCCATCCACATGAGCATTGACGGTCCATCGGTGTTCTTCAGCACGTCTGCGTCTGATGCAATGGCTAAACCTGTCATGAGGCCGGTTAGCCAAGAAGTCGATCCTAAATTCCCGGTCGCTTCTGCTCGATCAGAGACCCAGGCCCCAC